GTTGTCATTACAGCCCTTGTTGATGGTTTTGGATAAACCTAGACAACCTTTGTCTTAGTGTAACCCGTGAGGGTTGCACCTCGGCAAATGGCAAAACTTGGTGATTGGACTCACCAAGGTTAGCCAAAGGTATGTCCTTAAGGTTTTCTAGGAAATACTCGTAATGTTTACGAGCATAACCTAGCCTAAGGAATACAGACTTAACCTTCTCGTCGAAGGTTGAAACTTCCTCTTTGACCTTTGTTTCATCAACAAAGGTTAATAGGTCGTTTGTGAGCGGACCATAATCAGCATAAAGCTGATCATGGACATGCTTACTTAGACCCGTGAGGGAGTCCAACACTCGCTCCTTAAAGCAGAGTTCCAGTCCGGCCTTAATCATCACTTCCAGGTTTGAACCTGGATATGACCAATTAAGACCATATGGATGTATGAAATCCGGAATGTGTGAAAACACATCCAAGATTTCATTCTGCCTTTTGGAGAGAAGGAGCCGTATCCTCGGGCCTATAATACGGGCAAGATCAAGGAAATTATCATCAGATACTTGTCTCCACTTCAATTGTGGATAAACTTTCTCTGATGTAATAACCTTTCCAGCAAACTCAGCAAGTTCGTTGGAAACTAAGGTCTTGTCAGCACTATAGGGGCAAGCCATAGCATTGAGGGATTCGAGATATCTCTTGAACAAACCTTGTTCAAGAATTACCACATCATCCCCCAAGACAAAGAATTCATGATCATACTTCTTACCCAAAAGGGTAAGGAGCAATAGACCATGGGTTAAGGTAAAAGTAAAGAAAGAAGGGTTAAACCCCAAGGGTTGTCCCCTCTTCCAAACAATTACCCCTAACTCAGAATGCCAGTTTGCCCGGGAAACATCCCGGAATAACTTAACATATGAGTTATCTTTGCCATAGATTGTTTCCAAAACAATCTGCTGCAATTCAAACGGAAAGTAATCCGTCGCTGAAGATAGGTCTACAGAGTAGACTGTTCTTTTTTGACGAAGAGCTTCCTGAATGAACGGCTTTGCCTTACCTTGATCGTGGGTACAGTCCCAATCAAGACCCTGTACAAGCTCGCCTAGATCTCTCTTAAGTGGTTGTGAAGCCACTTGGAAGAGACGATAGGGTGAAGCAATGCTTCTAAGCTTGTACCCTGGCTCCTGAAGGAAATGAACCTCACCGGCCACCATTGGGGTATATTCAATATCATCTTCATCAACAGAGTCACAAACTCTATTGAAGTTGATGCCCTTAAAAACATGACAATAAATGTCATGCCATAAGGATTGGACATGCCTCAATGTCGCATTGTTGTCTATGAGTAAAGACTCATATAACATCTTTTGCGATTGTGGTACGGATCCACCACGACTTAACGGGGCCCTCTTTTGAGGAGAGCCACGCCAAGTAATAATGGATTGAGGATTTCCACGAATGGTCCTTCCATGGACATAGGCCTTTACCGTCCGTCTAAAAGAACGGATAAAGGTATCCGGTATTACTACCGGGTTAGCGTTGACAGCTGTCAAGAATTTCTTCTTCTGTTCACCGGTTAACCTAACCGATGACCAGTGCGTATAAGCCATAAAGGCGTTAAGTGTTTTAGAAAAACACTTATCGTTCTTTAGGCCCCAACGCAACAGACTGCCAATTATGCCCTTGATCTCACCACGGCGATTCCTTGCTAAGGGAGTCGTCACAGGAGATTTCGAGCGTAACTGGATGAGCGTAAGTTTTAGAGATTTGCATCTCTTAACCGTCCACTCTTCCCCGCTACACAATGTCCACTTAAGTAACAAATCCACCATTGGATTTATTGCATAAGTAGGAATACCAACAACAGAGAGACGTAACGACAAACCCGATCGAGTCTCCTCTATAGGGGACATGGCGATGCTCCGTTCTGGTTAGTTATAACCATATGGATTCTCGTCCGATCAAGGATAGTCGATATCCTCTCAGGTTAGATGGACTCCCGTATAACCCTTAGTATGGAGGTGGCAAGAAAGAGTCACTGAGCAGGTTCCTGCTTAGTAGAATTCTTTAAGACAGATGCTTGTGGGGTTTTGGTAGAAACCAAAGCTACACTTATGCATTCGACCAAGTAGTTCTTAAGAAGAAGAATTTGGGATTTAGAGTCAATTTGGGGTTTGCCAGGAGTGGCAATTCCAGTGACTTTAATACCTTCTTCAATCTTCATCAGTTCTACCAAGGCCTGATGCAGTTG